GACAAGCGTACTGGGACGCGCGCCATTCTGGTGCGCAAAAGGAAAGACTACTACCGGGCGGACAAGGCCAAGGAACAGGCTGAAGTCGACGCCAACGAGGCAGGAATCAAGCGCGGCCTAGTCAACAGCCCCGAGGCGCTTACCGGGCCTGCGGCCTACGTGCCCGCCGGTGGCATCAGCGTGACGCACGGCGGAAAAACCTAACCCTCTCATCAGGATAATCAACCATGGCGAATGCGAATACCCCGTACGGGCTGCGGCCTGTCCGGCATCGCAACGGCGCGCCCTACAATGGGGCAGCCACGCGATATCATGTGCCTGCCAGCGATGGCACGGCACTATTTATCGGCGACCCGGTCATCATCGCGGGCTCTGCCGATGCGGACGGTGTGGCTACCGTCACGCGGGCGACTGCAGCCGGCGGCAACTACCTGCTCGGCGCCGTCGTGGCCGTCGAGCCGGAGACGCGCGATTCTCTGACGTATCGAGCCGCGTCGACGGCCCGGTATGTGTGGGTCGCGGACGACCCGGATCTCGTCTTCGAGATCCAAGAGGATGGCGTCGGCGGCGCGCTCGCGGCAACGAACATCGGCCAGAATATCGATCTCGTGGCGGGCTCGGGCTCGACGACCACGGGGCTGTCCGGGTTCATGGCCGATAGCTCGACAGCAGCGACGACCAACACCTTGCAGCTTCGGCTGATTGGGTTCTCGCAGCGGGTCGACAATGAGGTGGGCAACGCTTATGCGAAGATGCTCGTCTCGATCAACCTGCACGCCCTTCGCAACGCAACCGGCATCTAAGGAGACTGACAGATGGCTGGCGTCATTACGACTGGCAACCATCCCAAGGCTCTTTGGCCGGGGATGCGGAAGTTTTGGGGGCGTGAGTATAACGAGCACCCCTTGGAGTACACGCAAATCTTCGAGGTCGAGCGCTCGGAGAAAAACTACGAGGAGGACACCGAGGTCACCGGGTTTGGTCTGGCGCCTGTCAAGGCCCAGGCGGGCGCGGTGTCCTACGACTCCGAATCGCAGGGGCCGACCAAGCGCTATACGCACATCACCTATGGCCTCGGCTATATCGTGACGCGTGAGGAGCTTGAGGACAACCTTTATGAGGTCGTCTCAAAGCGGCGTATCAAGGCTCTGGCGTTTTCGATCCGACAGACCGAGGAGATTGTCGCGGCTAATGTGTTGAACCGCGCGTTTAACTCGTCCTATACCGGCGCGGACGGCAAGGAGCTGTGTGCAACCGATCACCCGACTGTGAGCGGAACGCAGCAGAACGAGCTGTCCACGGCGGCCGATCTGTCGGAGGCGAGCCTCGAAGATATGATGATTCAGATCATGCAGGCTCAGAATTCGCGTGGCCTCCGCATCAGTCTGATGCCCAAGAAGCTGATTGTGCCTCCGCAGCTAGCGTTTGATGCCGAGCGCATCGTCAAGTCGACGCTGCAGCCGGGCACGGCCAACAACGATGTGAACGCGTTGAAGTCTATGGGCCTTCTGACGGGTGGCGTCGCGGTCAATCACTACCTGACCGACAGCGATGCGTGGTTCGTCACCACCAATGCACCCAATGGCCTGATGCGGTTCACGCGCCGGGATACCGAGTTCAAGCAGGACAATGACTTCGACACTGAGAACGCGAAGGCAAAGTCCACGCTGCGGTTCTCCGTCGGCTGGACGGATTGGCGCGGCATCTTTGGCACCCCGGGGGCCTAAACCATGGCGGGCTATAAGGTGACCCGCTTCTCGCGGGGGCTCGCCATTGGCGGGGCAGGGTCGGACGCCACCACGGCGTCCGCACTCTGTGTGATGCGCGGGTCGTTTGACCCAACGTCGTCGACACAGATCCTTATCGGCACTCTTCCGAAGGGGGCCCGTGTCATCGACGTGCGGTCCTGGGGTGGCGCGACCGGCGGCACGAATCCGACCGTCGACATCGGCACAAGCGGCGATGACGACGGTTTCGCGAATGAGCTGGATGCGGACGGCAACTCGGGTGCCTACGCACCAGGCACGCTTGGCGTGCTCGCTAACACGCAACTGTCATCCGACACGGCCGTTTATGGCAAGGTCGGAGCGTCGGCGGCAACTGGCGGCACGACGACCGTGCACGTCCACTTCGTGGTCGAGGATGTCTAATGGCTGACGCGGTGACAGCGGTCACGCTGGTGGATGGGCCGCGCCATGCGGTCATGCATTTCACCGGCAAGAGCGACGGCACCGGGGAGACGGGCGTGCTCAAGGTCGACGTATCGGCCTTGAGCGGCTCCCCTTCCGAGGTGTCGATTGTCAAAATCGAGGGGGCCACGTCGTCAATCACGGTTGACGTGCTATGGGACGCGACTACCGACGTGGTGGCCGCACGTGTGCCGTCGTTTTTCTGCGGCACACTCGACTGGACCGAGGTCGGCGGCCTTCACAACACGGCCGGGTCTGGGAAGACGGGTGACATCCTGTTCACAACCTACTATGGCGCGACGCCAGCGACAGCCGGCGAGACCTACGACTTGACCATCTACGTGCGGAAACACTGATGCGCAGCAAGGGTGACAATCACTACGTCGCGGGCGACTTCTACCGCATTTGCGACGAATGCGGCTTCAAGGTGCGCGCCTCCGAGACTCGCAAGCGGTGGGATGGCCGCATTGTGTGCATACCCGATTGGGAGCCTCGGCACCCACAGGAGTTCGTGCGCGGTCGAGTGGATCGTCAGCGGGTGGCGGAGCCGCGGCCAGAGGCGGCCGACACCTTCCTGGCGGATAACGAAGTCACGGCGAGCTCGCTCTGATGGCAACGTCCAATTCCACCAATTTTAATATGACCGCGCAGCAGGTGGTGACGTTCGCGCTGCGCAAGATCGGCATTCTCAATCCGAGGGAGACGGCCCGCGCCACCGACATGGCGACCGGCATCGAGGATCTTAACCTCATGCTCAAGTCGTGGCAGGTGAGCGGGCCGAACCTCTGGCGTATGACCGAGGGCAGCGTCGCACTCACGTCGACAACGCAATATTACAGCCTGTCGGCGGCCTATCGCGTCATCGCGGCGCGGTTCGTCCAGAACTCAATCGAGACGCCTATGGAGTTGCTGACGCGCGAAGAATATTACGATCTTCCGAGCAAGGCGACGACGGGCATCCCGACGCAATACTACTTCGACCCGCAGCGCGGTGGCGGCACGCTTTATATCTGGCCGGTGCTCGCGACCGCAGCCGGCGAGACCATCAAATACACTTATCAGCGCCGGTTCGAGGACATCGACGACAAGGCCAATGATCTGGACGTGCCGCAGGAATATCTGGACCTGGTCGGCTACAATCTCGCAGCGCGGCTCTGCGATGACTATGCTGTGGATGCCCAGCGCGCCAAGCAGGTGATTGGCCGTGCGGCGATGCTCGAGCGCGACGCGCGCGATGCGGACCGCGAGCCCGTCGTGCGCTTCATGCCGCGGGGCTTCTAGTGCCCACGATTCCGCTCAACCTCGGCACGCGATCTAACCCGACGTGGCACAATCTTCGCGGGGCGGCGCGTCTGGTCAACTGCTACTCAGTCAAAAACGGTCCCGAGGCGGTGTCCGAGTGGGGCATGCGCGCCGTGGATGGCGAGCGGGTGTTCTCCGCATCGAGCTCGACGGGGGGCGTGCGTGCGCTGCTCGAGCTGGACGGCACGCTTTATGGCGTGATCGGCCGGCTGTTCTTCTCGATTGACGCCGCTGGGACGCGAACTCAGATCAGCGGTATTCCGACGGATGGCCTGGTTACGATGGAGCGCAACCGGCGGGCCGTCAATCCGCAGATCGCCATCGCCTCGCAGGGGCTGCTCTACATCTACAGCAACGGCACGCTTGAGCAGGTGACCGACGGAGATTTGCTACCGGCAAACGCTGTCACGGTGCTCGACGGCTACGCGATCACGACGGTTGCCGATGGCCGCTGGCAGATCAGTGCAATCGATAACGCGACGACCTGGGATGGGCTCGACGTGGCCACGGCCGAGAGTCAGCCGGACGGGCTGTTGCGGCCGGCGGTGCGCGGCCAGGACTTGGCGCTGTTCGGGCCGAGATCCATCGAATGGTATCAAAACACGGGGGCCGAGTTCCCGTTTGCGCGCACGACGGCGATCCGGGATCTTGGGTTGATGGCAGCCGGCACGGTCGCGAGCCTTGATCAACAGTTAGCCTTCGTCGGCTCGGACGGCACGGTGCGGCGGACGAACGGCTATGGAACAGAGGTGGTTTCCGACGATTGGCTTCATGAGCTTATCCATGCCGAGACTGACAAATCAGCGCTGAGCGGGCTGGCATGGGTGCAGCGCGGCCAATGGTTCTACGCCTTGACGGGGGCCAATTTCACGGCGGTTTTGAACGCCCGCACGGGTATGTGGCACGAGCGGCGATCGTATGAGCTGCCGCGCTGGCGCATGTCGGCTGTGGCGACGTTCGGCGAGCGCACCATCGTCGGCGACTATGAAAACGGCACGCTCTATGAGCTGAGCGGCACGGCCTACGATGAGGCTGGCCAGCCGCTGCTGATGGAAGTCATAACCCCGTGCGCGCATCTCTACCCCGCGCGCATGCGGGCCGATGAGGTGTTCGTCAACGTGGTGCCGGGTGTCGGGCTGGCCACGGGCGGCGCGCACGAAATCAATCCCACAATCTCCCTGTCGACCTCGGAGGATCGGGGCCACGTATTCTCGGCGGAAGATGCGTGCGAGATCGGTCGACAGGGAGACCGTATTGCACGTGTGAGGTGGCAACGGCTCGGATCGACTGGGGAAGACGGCTACACGTTTCGGTTGCGCATGTCGGCTGCGCACGTCAAGGGCATTGATGGTGCCGCGTTGACCGCAACGAGGCTCGCGCCGTGAGACCCTATGCCCCCTATGATCCCTATGGGTTGGGCTACGAGCCAAACGTTGGCTGGGACAGCGCCGAGGTCACGACCACGCGCCCGCGACGGATCGGGCGCGGCGACTTGGGGTGCCCGGTTTACACCGGAAGCCGGCGGCTATGCTGCAAAGGCCGATCAGCAGAAAGAGCTGATGGCCGAGGCGCTCCGCTTGTACATGGAAAGCCCGGCTCTGATGAAGGCGCGGTATCCGGGCGTCGCGGCACGGTTGCGCGAGTATGTCAACGAGTCGCCAGCGGTCAACGCGTTCCTGCACCTGAATTCTGACGCCAGCCACCCAGCACTTGGCATGGCTGGTGTGCGCACCTACGATGACGAACGGACGGCACCGCTATGGCCCTAAACGACTTGACCGCACCAGATCCGGGAGTTCCGTGGTTCGACCCGGCGACGGGCAAGCCAACACCGGAGTTCGCGCGGTTTATCTCGCTGCTCGTGAGCGTAGTCCGCGCGCTCCGCACTAACACGGGAGTTTAGACAATGGGCCTGCTTCAACAATTCACGGGCTCGTCCCAGCGCCGCCGGCTCGAGGAGGGCAATCGGCAGGCAATAGGCTACCTCAACCAGGGGTATGACGACGCGCTGCGTTACGGTCGACAGCAGTACGGCTTGGCTCAAGGGTATCTGCAACAGTACGGCGACGACGGCCGTCGCGCAAGTAATATGTATCAAAACGCCATGGGGTTGAACGGCCTCGCTGGCGGGCAGCTCGCGCAAGAGGCGTACGGCTACGCGCGCAACCCATACCTCAACTATGAACAGGATCAGGCACAAGCCGGGCTTGACCGCATGGCTAACGCGCGCGGTGGGCTTAACTCTGGCATGAATGCACTCGCGGCTGCTCGCGCGCGCATGGGCTTGGGCTATCAGGACAACCGGGACTGGCGAGACCGCTTGGCCCAACAAGCGGCGCAAGGTGGCCAATATGCCGGCATGCAGTCGCAGCTCGCGAGCGGGTTTGGCAATCAACTTATGGGCCTGTACTCAGGGCGCGGCCAGCAGATGGCGGCGAATGCACAGCAGTTTGCTAACGCGATGGCCGCGAGCGAGGGTGTGCTTCCGAACCTTCTGACGACGCTTGGCGGCTATGCGATGCAAGCCTATGGCGCGTCGCAGGGACGCATGCCCCAGGGCGGCGCGGGCGGGAGGCAAGCATGAGCTATTACACTCCACTCCCTGGCTACGGATTCCCGCGCAACGCGCTGGTCAACCTCGAGCCCATCGGGCGGGGCATCGAGTCCATTGTTAATGGGTTCGAGCGGCGCCGTAAGCAGCAGGCGTTTGATAACCTGTTGAACGGCATGCCCGTGAATGAGTCATACGAAAGCCCGGGCGGCTGGCAGAACCAGGTGCAGGGGACGCGGCCTAACAGCTTGTTAGCGGGCGTCAACCCGACCTCGATTGCACTCGCTCGCGCATCGGGCTACGAGCAGGGGCTGCCCATGCTGGCGCGGTCGCTTGAGCACGAGCAGGATCGGCGGTTTCGTGAGCAACAATTTGCGACAGACCGCGCATTCCGAGAGCGTGAGCTTGCCATGCGAGAGTCGGGAGAGGGCCGCACCGCTGCTTTGTTCCCGTATCAGAAGCAGGCGGCGGAAATTGAAGCAAAGCTGAAGCAACGGGAGTATGAATCTCCAGCGAGTAAGCTGACCATTGTTCCCGAGGGCGGAAAGCTGGTCGCCACTGATCCTCGTACGGGGCGCAGTCAGGTCATCGCGGACGGAGAGAAGAAACTTGACACCACTGAGAAAAAGGCGATTGACGAAGCCGACGACTTCGTGTCACAGACGCGAACGGCGATTAACCACCTGAAAGAGGCATTGCGCCTTAATGGAGTGGCAAATTCAGGGTGGACAGCGGGAATTCGATCATCAATTGGGAACAACCTTCCAGACTATTTAGTGCCTAATATAATCTCGTCACCGGACTCGGCACGCGCGACCAGCAACTTAGAAAATCTTATTACAAATCAGGCGCTGCAGTCGCTGCGCTCCACATTCGGCGGCAACCCGACCGAAGGCGAGCGCAAAATACTATTGGAGGTGGCCGGATCAATCAATCAGCCGGCACAAGTGCGTGAGGACATTTATCGCCGCGCCATGGCGCTAGCGCATGAGCGGCTACGATTTAATGAGGACAAAGCCGTAAAGCTGCGCGGCGGCTCCTACTACAAGCCTGGCGGTCAGCCGGAGATGCCGCGCATCAAGGCGGACCCGAATATAGGCTATGACGCTAAGTCCAGAATGTTTAACGTTATGGACCCGAGCACAGGCCAATGGACACCGCTGCCTGGCGCTAAAACCGCAATGGACGCGGACCGGATTGCGCGAGAGATGGCGACCGCGCGCAGCCAACCAAAGAACGTGACGAGTCCTAACGTCCCCTCTGTCGGGACTATCATGGACGGGTATCGATTTAAAGGCGGCGACCCGTCCAAGCCTGAAAGCTGGGAGAAGGTGCCATGAGCGGGCCTTGGGAGCAATTCGCCCAACCGGCTCCAGTAGCAGAAGGACCGTGGCAAAAGTTTCAGGCTGTCGCCATTGCGGCTGAACCGAACATCGACTTCAACCAGCCTGTTGACGCAGTGCGTGCGCAGATCGCCAAGCTTCCATCCGAACAGCGCGAACCGGCGTTGCGCAAGTGGGCCGACGCATATGTTGCGGAGGAGCGTCGCAAGGGCGGCGTCGGCATGGCGATTGACGATACGGTGCGTACGCTGGCCCGCGGCACGTTTATTGGGCCGTTTCTTGACGAGCTTCAAGCCGGAACAGCGGCGCTGCAACACAAAGTTGGTCTTGGCGGCGCGCCTTATGACGAAGCATTGGCCTACCAGCGCGCGCGCGACCGCGCTGTCGACGAGGCCAACCCCGTTTTGTCAACGACGGGCAAGATCGCTGGCGGTGTCGCTGGTGGACTGGGCGCCCTTCGGGCCGGTGCGGGGCCTCTGTCGATGCTGGCTGCGGGGCCGTTTGGGGCCGTGCGCTTGGGATCGACGATGCGGACGGCGATCCCGCAGAGCGGCGCCATGGGCGCAACCTACGGATACACGTCCGGCTTTGGAAACGCAGAGGGCACGTT